GCCCATCCGCAGTGGAACTCGATGTTCTGCGGCAACGGTCCACTGGCCGCCGAATCCCGCCGCTGGCTGCTGGAATTTGCCGCAACTGAAAACGCGACGGTGTTTACCAGCCATTTCGATCGCACCTCTGCCGGACGCATCACCAAAGACAACGACCGCTTTATCTGGACGTTTGTGTAGTGTTCGGCGTTTAGCTTGCCATCGGCGCTGTCAGCAATCGATGCGCCAGCCATTCAGCAGGAAGCAACCGGCGATAACATCAAAGGTATTCGCCTGATGACTTTCCAACGGTGAAAAGCTATTGTTTAAGGCTAACCTGTTGGAAAGTCGCATATAAGGCACACCTCCCACGATGACTATTTCGCTGCAAACGCCCCTGATTTCTTCCCTCCCGCTGAGTCAGTTAAACCAGTGTAACGTCTGGTTAAAGATGGAGTCGGCCCAACCGAGCGGCTCATTCAAACTGCGCAGCGCCAGCCGCGCCTGCCAGTTTTATGCGGCCAAAGGTGCCAAAGGGTTTGTCAGTTCGTCAGGCGGTAATGCCGGCATCGCGGTAGCGCACAGTGGCCGACAGCTAAATATCCCGGTGACGGTGGTAGTACCCGAGACGACCTCGTCCCGCGCACGCCAGCTGATCCTGCAGGAAGGCGCCCAGCTGATTGTGCATGGCCGAAACTGGAGTGAGGCCAACGATCATGCCTTGTCATTAACTTCTGACACCAACGTTTATGTGCATCCATTTGATAACCCGCTGTTGTGGCAAGGCATCAGCACCCTGATCGATGAAGTGATTGAGGCTGGCGTGATCCCGGATGCTGTGGTGCTTTCGGTGGGTGGCGGCAGTTTGCTATCGGGTATCGCGCTGGGGCTGGAAAAACATCAGCTTAAAAACATCCCAATATACGCCGCGGAAACTTTCGGTACGGCCTCGCTGAATGCGTCGATGCAGGCGAAGAAATTGGTCCGTCTTGAACAGGTCAGCGGCATTGCCACCACGTTGGCGGCGAGTCAGGTTTGCGAAAATGCGTTTAACGTTAGTCAGCAGTTTGATGTGAAGAGTTTGCTGGTGTCCGACGACGAAACGGTCGAAGCCTGCAAACTGTTCCTTAACGATCATCGCGTATTGGTTGAACCTGCGTGTGGCGCGTCTTTATCGTTGATGTATAAAAACCGGATCGGCTTCAAGCCTGAAGATAACGTGTTGGTGATTGTCTGCGGCGGGGCGTCGGTTACCCATGAAATGCTGATGGAATATCAGCCTACTCGTTGAGTTATTGAGCCCCTGCCGGATGCATTATTCTTCAGGGGTTTTATAGCGGCGATTTGCATACCACTGTATTGCCGCACCGAGTAACAGCATGACGATAGCGACAGGCATCTTATTGATATCCTCACTGCTGAGCCCACCAAATGCCAGGAAGTAGAATGCGGCAACGAAGGATTTAACCAGCTTCTTGATGTTGCTTTGCTGCTTGATGCAGATACTGCGAACAGACCATGCGCCCAAAATCAAACCCAATAGCGCTAAAACGGTGATCATCACGTGCTCCCTGAAAGACGATTTTCTTGGCTGTTAAAAGACACTATTTGTGGGGAAAGATCCATAAAAAAATAGCGAATCTGGGCGCGTTTGTGGGCCGTACCGTGCCTGTGGTGGGATGGGTCATTCTGGGCAAGGATATCGCACAAATCAGCTTTCGTACCGTGCATCGTTATAATCTTCTTGTGCGCCCTGAGGATAAAATCTGGTGAGTGATATGTATGATACAACTGCTTCAGTAAGGGAGTTCGTACGGCGTGAGCTACCATTAATGACGACGTTCCTTCTTAAGAAAATCGACATCAAAGATGGTGATATCTTACAAGAACTCTATGAAGTCGATGATATAGCTGAAATGTCTAAGAAATTCTTCAGGGAATTTAACGTGCAATCCAAAGGTTTTACGCTTAACTCGTATTTTCCTTGGAAAGCTCCTTCGTGTTTTTCGCGCAAGCCGGAGAATCAGGGGAAAAAGCCACTTACCCTGGAAATGTTTATTGAGTCTGCAAATGCGGGATGCTGGCTGTTCGAATAACTGACATAAGGGCAAACATGCTTTGCCTGTTTGTTTTCCAGCGAACGATAATCGGATGCAGGGTCTTACCCGACCCGACTATCTAATCGCAGCCAATTTACCAGGCGCATCAGGTGCCGCGTTGTCGCTATTCCAAATACTAAACAAAAAAAAGACCGAAGACTAATTCATTCTTTTAATTTCAATTAGTTATGTAGCATGATGGCGATGAAATGGCTACATGCCTTCTCACTTACTGTTCTAAAATATCAATAGCTTTGATCTTTTGGATTGTGGAGACAATTTCATCAGGATTGCAATTTGTTGCATCGATTTCTTTGATTTTATCCCCATCAAAAACTATCCTCACCTTCTTACCACGGTTCACAAAAGCTACAATTACCCCCGCAACTCCACCAATAAGAGCAGTTCCTATCGGTAGCGCAATGTTTATGTACTCAAGATTGCCAACCGAAAAGCATAGTGGACCTCTTTCGTTTTTTTGCCCTAGCCTGTCGAGTTCGTCCTTAATCTCGTCTATAATGTTCCACCTTGCCCGACAATGGATTGATTTAATGAAATTATTCATCTTTACTGACAAACTCCCATTTGTTAAAAGATTAATATTTGCTGCTGTCTTTTTCAGCAGTGGCTTAACCATTCTCACCGGCAAAAATCTTTCTTTTCGTTTCAAACAACATCAACTGAAAAGATTGCTTTCTTTGGAGCAGATGTGTACCAGAAAAATCTTCCAGTTAATGAAACCATCGTTTTACTTTCAATTGATGATAAAGTTACTCAAAATAGTCAATAAATTTTCACTGTAAAGTGAAATATCAAACAACCAGATACTAATCCATTAAACAAAAATCAATAAGTTACAACACAGCATTGCGAATAAATGGCTAAAATATTTCAGTTAGCCATTAAAGCCTCATCCCCACACACTCGGTTAAGTTAGATTATTTGATATTAAGGAGGAAAAATTTATATTCTCTTTCTGTTTTATATAATCATTCTTGTTCAAGTATATAATTCCAACGCATCACTATCTCATCAATATCTTCAGAATAAACGCCATCTTTATCATTCTCATTAATAACCCTAACAAAATCATCATACAATTGAGCATTTGGAATTAAATCATTTTTTAACTCAATATCAGAATTAAGCTTATTCTTTATTAGCGTTACAATTCTTTGAAGGTTAGCTTCACTTTTTGATATCGCATATAGATATGCAGCCCTTAATGCATACTTTAAAAAACCACTCCAGTAATTATCCTTAGCGTATATACTTGCTATGGTGTGAAATACGAGCGCTTTGGACTCACTCCTGATAATATCAAATGTTCCTTCATTCTCTTTCATGAGTTCATTCAAGGTTTTTTTAAATTTTGCATCAATTAATTCTATACTCTCTTCTTGCTCGTTCTTTATTCTGTTTTCCAACACAACAATATTGGAGCTAAATTCAGAAATTAATCTTCTTTCAAGCCCCTCACTTTCTAATTTCAATCTTCTGGTTTGATAAAAAGATATCAAAACAGGAAGAATGACTCCGACCAATGCTATCATCGATAATAAAATATTTTGTAAAGATGAGAATGAGCTTGTATAAAAAGAATTAACCTTATCAAGTATATCCAATGCATCCTTTTTATCGTCAGTAATTTTAGCCACTTGTTCAGTAAGCCTATGATTTTCATCCTCAAGAATTTTCATTCGAGTTTTTAAAGAGGCATAATCATCTACGTTAAACTTTGTTAATGTTGAACTCTCGGTTAATGATTCAACATCAGCACAGGTAGCAAAACTAAATAAGAGTGTAAGGGCCATTGTTGGGATTGATAATTTAATCTTCATGAATTATTCCTTTTAAATATTATAGTCAATCGTCATCACTACTTTTCCAGCAGTGTTTACCTCACTTGCAGCACAGGTAAAGTTTGTCCCCTTCACCGTCACGCTAATTTTCCTGCCTGGCAAAAGCGTAATATCATATACATCGAATTTGTCATCTATACCAAGCAACCATCGACCATTGCTAATATCGACAACTGCCATATCTACTATCCACGCACCACTATTGCTGAACACGAATACTGGCTCAGTTATAGAGTGAGAGATAAAAGTTAAATCTACAGTCCATTGCCCAGCATAATGCAATACTCCGGCTGTCAGATTTTTACGAGGAACCGACGAGCTAATACTGATGCCCCCGCCTTCACTTCTTTGCGCACCTTTCCCGGTAGCCAGCCACTGCAGCGACACTCCTGTATCAAGCGCACAAGCCACAACGACATCACCAGGGAAATAATCGCGGCGCACCCAAGTGCTTACCGTGCCAGACGATATTTGTAGAAGGTCGCAAAGCTGCTTTTGGAGAGTGAACCCATAGGCATCCATGATGCGGCGTAAGACAGGCTTACCTCCATTCGACATGATTTCATCATAGAGAGCTTTGCCGTTACCAAGAGACTGGGGAATATCAAAACTTGCTTTTGCGAGTTCACCAGTAACCAACCAGTTAACGTCAGTGCCGGTATCTAAAGCACACTGCACAATCACATTGCCTGGCACATGCCCTCGCTGCAACCAGCTTGCAACATTACTCTTCGCAATACCAAGCCTGTCGCTGAGATCTTTTTGCATAGTGAAGCCATATGCAGAGAGGATTCTTTCAAGAACTTCAGTAGCTACGGCGTTTTCAAGACGCATAATTTTCCATGAATCGCAAAAATGCATTTAAAGTTAAAATAAAGAAATCTAAAGTAGCTACATACCACATGCAATAAGATAGAACACAATACACCGAATGAAGATACTGCTTTATGCATACTGAAAATGCAAACAGCCAGCACGCATTTGACTTAGTTAAGTCGCAAGATTTGATCGCGACAATTACTTCTTCACTGATGCCCGCCCTAAGCGGAGCCCTTAACGACGCTGTAAACCGTGCAATCAGCCTCAATAGCTCCCCGACAATGTCCAAAGATGATTTTGCTGCTGCCAACGGCATCAGTAAGTCAGTGCTGGAAAAATGGATCCGGGACGGCGTTCTTTTGCTAGCCCCGCCCCCTACCACCACAGTAGTTCGTAACTCAACCTGCCGGAAGACAGGAAAAGCGCGTACTGACGTAATGGAAAAACATGGTAATGCACTGGTCAACGTAGCCGCATGGCGCGAAAAGAACCGTCAGCATGCCCTCAAATGTCACTACATCAAGCCATAACTTGATTATGCAAGTTTCACAGGAACGAGCCATGTTTGATTACCAGGTATCTAAACAGCAGCTTCTCGATTCGGCCTGTCGCCAGTTTGCTCAAAATCACAACCTGTCAGAGCTGGCTGAAAAGGTCGGTATGCGGTCACAGGTGCTTCGCAACAAATTAAATCCGGAACAGCCTCACTAGTTAACACTGGCTGATGTGCTGGCACTTACGGATCTCACAGAAGACGCTTCATTGGTTGATGGATTGCTGGCGCAATTGAACTGCCCGCCCTCTGTCCCGGTAAATGAACTGTCAGCAGATAACCTGCCGAACTACGTTTTACACGCCACGGCTGCTGTCGGGCAAATCGCCGCCGGCGCTGTCTCTGATGAACATATGACGCAATCATGCAAAAATGCTTTTGTGAATAGCGTCAATTCGGGTATTCGCTGCCTGACACTGGCGGCAATGGCTGTACATACACGCATTCACAGCAATCCTGCGATGGCTTCTACTGCTGATGTTATTGGTGGTATCAGCGCATCAATCGGGCTGAGCTGAGGTAGTTATGCCTATATCTATCGCACCATTGCTAAAGCGACAGTCTCCTTCCCTTTCATTTGGCCATGGCTGGATTATCGGATGTGAAGGTAAGCGCTGGCATCCAAGCAACGATCAGAAAGTACTTTTGCGTGAGTTGTCATCTGTGAGGCCCAGTTTTATTCAGCGTCTCTCAACATTATGGGGTAAGTAATGACTTTTAATGTTCACTCTCACCTTGAAGCTGTTAAAGAGCCGATGCCGTTTGAGCAGTTCCAGGCGCGTCGTCGTCAGCTTCGCCAGAAAATGACAATCCAGCACTACGGTATTTTAATCGACTGGATCATAACTTTAAGTTTGTGGTTTTAACTCTGGCCAATCGTAATCACACAGCCGCATTCAAGGCTGATGAAGTCGGTAAGAATTTTGAAGAGTTTGACGAGGCTCACCGCCTCTACATTATCGAGGCAATGAACAAGATTTCCCGCTGGAGAAAAATGCTACCGCGCTATCTGTCATTCCCTGACTACGCACTTTCCGAATAACCCCAAAATTAAGTTAAAGGCGTAAACACGCTGGGCATTCTTTTGCCTGAATATGGAGATTAACTATGCAGAATATTGATAACAAAAAAATGGTTGCTGCAGCAGATGCCGTATTGGTACTGCTGAATAAAGCTCGCACTGAACAGAAGAAAGACCAGGCGCTGGCCGTTTCAATCCGTCTTGAAGCAATTGCTATCTATGCACAGCACAGCGAATTGTCTGCCGTCGAGATAATCGAATTATTGAGGCAGGAAGCTGGCCGCTTTGAGGCATGCTCACAGGAGCTGCACTAATGGCCGACTCAATGGATCTGGTACAACAGCGCGTTGAGGAGAATCTCGTTCACGCTCTGGCTAATATCCTCAAACGTCCAGCAGCACCGAGCGCTTTCTTCTGTGAATGCTGTGATTCACCTATCCCGGAAGCTCGTCGAAAAGCACTGGATGGGGTAACGCTGTGCGTCAGTTGTAAAGAATACGACGAACTTAAAAGCTGCCACTACAAATGACTATCCCTTACGCCTACTCGTGGAACGCTCCGCGCCAGGCGATTGCCAGCCCCTATCTCACCCATGCTCAAATCTACCGCCGCGATCAGCTGATCGCGGCGCTTTCTCGTGCGCGTGACCTTCTCCAGTAACAACCGATCATTATTCAGATGGATGTTAAGCGCCGTCTGAATGATTTGGAAAAAACAGAAGGTTTAGCCCGTGCCAATGCGTACTTAACGAAAACATTTGTCGAGCCCACATTGCCACGCGTTGAGCGCGTCAATGCCCAATACAAAACTGCTGATATGCACCCTGATATGTTTGCAATGCTTGCAGCTCACGCGCCCGCTGGTGATCGCGGCGTGTCTGCCGTTTCAACTCTGTGGGCGCTGAACGGTCGGTTTAACAGCCTGGCAGATATCTCCCGTGCCGATGTAGATATGCTGGCCGGTGATGTCGCAAGTTTCATCTCTGCTGAAATGGCGCAGGCTCACACCGTTGTCACTGATGCGTCTGATTACAGGTATGCGCACCAACTCTATACCGTTGCGGCCTCTATCACCCGCCAGTTAAAGCAGACACCTCCGTTGTGGGACAAAGTAACCTCAAAATTCTTTGAACCGGAGGACGTCGCTTCTGCACTTTCGCGCATGAGTGCTGAGAGGTGGTGGAAGAACCGCCTGTGTCGCGTTGCCGCTTCGTGGCGTGAACACCTGCAGATCGCGCTGGCAAACGTCAGCAAAAAACACACACCTTACGCCAGCACGATGAATGTGATTGAGTGGCGTGAACAGAAACGTCGCACCCGTAAATTCGTGAAAGGTATGGAGCTGGAAGACGATGACGGGAACCGCATAAATCTAATTGATAAATACGACGGCAGCGTGGCGAATCCCGCTATCCGTCGCTGCGAGCTGATGACCCGTATCCGGGGCTTTGAGAATATCTGTAATGAGATGGGGTTCGATGGTGAGTTCTACACCATCACCGCCCCAGCGCGTTATCACGCAACTATCAAGACCGGACACCGTAACCGTAAATGGAACGGTGCTAATCCTTCTGAAACACAGCGTTATCTGTGCAACCTGTGGCAGAAGGTTCGAGCAAAACTCCATCGCGAAGATATCCGCATTTTCGGTATTCGTGTCGCGGAGCCACATCATGACGCGACTCCGCACTGGCACATGTTGATGTTCATGCTGCCCGGCGATGTCGATCGAGTGCGTGAGATTCTGCGCGATTACGCATTTCAGGAAGACAGCAACGAGCTGACCACCGAAAAAGCCAGGAAAGCCCGCTTTCATGCTGAGGCTATCGACCCTGAAAAAGGTAGCGCCACCGGATACGTTGCGAAATACATCTCTAAAAATATTGATGGTTACGCCCTTGATGGTGAGCTGGACGACGAGAGCGGGAAAAAGCTTAAGGAAACAGCCCCGGCTGTATCTGCCTTAGCGGCGCGCTGGCACATCCGACAGTTTCAGTTTGTCGGTGGCGCACCTGTTACGGTTTATCGCGAGCTGCGCCGCATGGCCGACAGTGAGACAGCACACGGCCTGAATGTAGAGTTTGCTGCTGTTCACGATGCTGCCGATCAGGGTGAATGGGCAGAGTACGTTAATGCCCAGGGCGGGCCGTTTGTTCGGCGTGATGAATTAGCCGTGCGCACATGGTACCAATCAGGTGACGAGCTGAATGATTAGGGCGAAGAAACGGTACGCATCAAAGGGGTGTATTCCACCGCCGTTGGCGAAGATACACCTATCCTGACTCCCCTTGTGCAGTGGAAGATCGTCCCTAAAAAAGCTACGCAGCAGGCTGGCGCATCAGATGCCCCGCTTTCGGTTTTGTCAGTTGAATCTGCCTTCGATTTTGTTTTTGACATTGAGGGCGCGCCCGCGTCCTCTCGGAGTTCTGTCAATAACTGTACGGGAGGTTTGAGACCTGAGGATTCGAACTCACCGGAGAGTTTTGTCAACATTGACCTGAATGGCATGAACAGGCGAGAAAGACGGCAGCTGTTAAGCCAGATAAGGGCGCAGAAGCCAGAAAAAAGGCATCTGCAGTTGAGGCGAACAGATAAAACCGAAGCCGCGTGCGACAACGTTATAGGTCAGGTTAAGGATTTAAGCGGTGAAACCATTAGCCGTGGGCTGGCCGTGTGTTTGATTGGCGGTACGCAGACCAAAATCGGAGGTCTCATGTTCAGAAGCTTACCTAATGGCGACCTGGTCCGTCCCCTTCTAGACTCGAAAAAAACAAACGCATTAGAACGATTTAACCGTTTAGCAGAAAAGAATCGTACAAAGAAAGCGCAATGATTGGATAAAGCTAACAATCACGAGTAACTCATAATTAGTTCATTATGTTTTCCATCCAGCTAAGCGATGAGAAGTTATGTCGAGAAAACTCTTCCTTATCAGAAGGATAAAAAAAACACGGATTGCATATTTTTCTTTCTCAACTTGTAAATGCTATGATACTGTATAAATACACAGCATATATTGGGAAGGGAAAATGACGGTTAAGGAATCAAATCAGATGCATAAGAAAATGGCATGCCTACAGTTCATAGCAGAGGTTTCTCTAATCGCCAACTGCAAGCCTTCAGACCTTAAACTAGCGCTTACTCTGATTGCAGATTTAGCAAACGCAGACAAAGGTCTCGAGACCTATGACGAACCGTCATATGCGGGCGATTGAAACAGATAAAGCCACAGAAGCGAATGGCGGAACATTGGCTTCTGCAAATCTTTGCTATGCATTTTTTAAGTGAAATTTTACAAAGAGAGCTATTAGATTATTATGGAACGTAGTAATATCTTTAAGTCTCACATCTTTGTTCAATGCAATATTATTTGATACATCATTTTCTAAGTTATCACATAGATCTTCAACAGCCGAGATCACTTCATCATGATTTGGAAACGCATGAAGTAATTCTGCAGTATCCTTTAATTCATTCAGCAAAGGAATTAGGGCAGATGAGTAAAGGGTCAAAAAATCGGACTCCGAAAGAATAAACCCGCTTTTAAATTTTTTTACTGTTTCAAATGCAATTTCATTGAATTTAGGGAAAATAACTTCTCTAAGCCAAAACCCTTCATTTACCGATGAGTTTCTTTGCTTTCTAAATTGATAAGCTGGCAAAAGAACAGAGATAATAACTGCAATAAAAGACAATCCTATAGACCACCATTCGGGGCCACTTTCTGGCACCCTAATGATATTATAGGTTTCATTTTTTTCATACCTCCCTTCATTATAATTAGGTTCAATGAAGTGAGAAACATTATATTCTTCGGGGATTCTGGAAATAAAAAAAGGGGAAAAATCTTCCTGCACCATATGGCAACTATTAAAAGAAGGATTATACTCACTTTTTTTTAAGATACTTTCTGGATTATTTATATTGTTAGCATTACATGGGGCACATAAAAAAAAGACGGCTGTTAAAAAAGCCATCTTTTTCAGAATAACATCCCAAGAATTAAAAGAAAGGCTCATTCTTATGGAGTCCCCTTTTAACAGCTCGTTCAAGTTCGCTTAACATCCCCTCATTGTATTTTTTTCCATCCACCCAAGTAACTGCATAGAATTCTTTTGGCGACTTGAATTTTGGGAGGATTTTTTCAAGCATCCCTAAAAAATATGAACTAGAAACGACAATGTCCTCAGGGATTGATAGGTTTATCCTATCACTACCATCAGCTTCAAAGCGGCTTATGTGGAAAAATTCGTATGCCTCTTGACCATTAGCTCTCCCAGCAAAAAGTTTTTTGCTCTGGTCTTTGGCTATCATTTTGAAATCTATATCAATTTTTGACATATTCATCATCACCTCACCTCAAATCCGAACCGTCTTTTGAAGAGGGAATCGTATATTAATCATAACCCCAGGGAATCGGGCACCCCTCATATGTTTAAGATAGGCTCTGTCAGGTTCATTTTCAAGACCTACATTGTTAAAAGGGTAAGTATAGAACTCGCTATCACCGTCATTTACAGCTCGCTTCCTTAAAGCATAGCGACCATCAAAAGCAATATGAGTACACCCTGAAATTAAAGACATTTTAGGCTTAAATTTGCCCTTCCCGCGTAGCCGCTGGATCTCATCGATCATATCTTGGAAGAATTTTAAAAGCTCGATGGTACCAGTTCCGCTGCTATCGGTAACATCAAGGTTCTTACAACTAACCCGCCCCTGTAGAGCGGCAACTGTCACTAGCCCTTCTCTGAACATACCCGGTTTGTGGAGATGTCTCTGCACATAAGGTGTTACTTGGTTGTTTAAAGAAAAATGTTCCTGAGGTAATTCTGAAAATGTCTCAGAAATTGTTTTACCAAAATTAAACACCATTAACTCGCAAATTGGATTTTTATCGCTATTATTTACATAACCGCGTACATACCACCTTGAACGCTGGGTAAGGCCGCAATGTCTCTCAGCATTATCTAATAACTCTCCCATGCATGATGTTAAGAACTTATTAGCTTCTTCTTTAAGAATCAACTTATGGTCTTGTAAGCACCTATTAATAAACTTACTAAAACTTTGTGCTGTAAAATTCTTCCTGTCGTTAGCGAAAGCTGATGCTTCTTCTTTTCCAATACTTTCCTCTCTAAAAATCCTTCTTTTTTGTTTAGATTCCCTTTTTGCAAAATCTTTTATTAGATGAGCATTCTCATCTGACATATCCTTAACTACACCAACCTCCCTAATTATTTCAAGATGCTGATTGTTTTTAGGATACCGACCATTTATTTGAATAACATCACTGTTGCTCAATTGATTAAATTGCCTAGCTTCTTTAACCGCCAAACCAAGCAGACACTCTGCTCCAAGGCAATACGATTTTGACTTAGAATAATCTATAGTAAACGATTTCTTCTTTGTAGTTGCAAGTATTCTGGAAACTGAACAAATAAAATTCAAAGCAACCGCAGGATCATCATAAAGACTAAAAACCTTTGGTATTTTAATCTTATCGTCCTGTATACATCTTTTATTTAATTCTTTCTTTTCCGATATTTTTTTAACGAACTCGAGAACCGGGTTCGACACAGGCTCATAAATCTCATCTAGCGGATTATATGAACGCCACGAACCGGCATACTTTTTACCTTTTCGGGAATTAGAGATTAAATGTCTTTTTAAACCTATTGAGTAAAGTTTACGCCCGTTTAGTGTCAGCTTCTTCAAGGGATTGACTCATCTAGTTACACATTAATTTATATTAAGATTTTTCTTAAAAAGAATCTACTACTTTTCTCATTGACTTGATAAGTAGTCCTCATGTGCATCGATCTGCATGATTTTGCATTAACTTTTCTATTGTATTATACGTTTGCAAAGTCTAATAGGGTAAGGGTTTCAACGTTAATGCAACTGCATTAAAAACGCCCTACAAAGCGGGCAGGCGTGGCGGGGATAGCATTGCGCGCTGGCCCCTGTACATGTATGCCGGAGGCGGCGCAGGCCGCACGGAGCCGCACGCAATGCGCTTGGGTAAACAGATGGGGGGCAGACGTGAGCGCGGCGCAGCATGGCGCAGAGAGCGTTACGCGAGGGGCGGGCCGCGAGGCGATTTTTGAGAGAAGCCGGCCAGACTTCAGCGACGAAAAAAAGCCCGCTTTGCGGGCCTTTTATCAGGTTCAGTCTGTGGCAATGTCGAGGCTGTAGGGCTTGAAGGTGATAACCTCAACGCCAAGCCAGTTGTTAATCTCCTTCATCCTCTCCTGCAGCGGCGTCAGTTCGTTGCGGACGAATACCTGAGAGGCTTTCACCACATCACCAAAGCCGCCTGCGTTGTCCGGGATGATCCCCATCATCTGCGGCGGGACACGGTGAGCGGCCAGCAAGTCATCGCGGCTGGCTTTTTTGATATTGAAAAAATCGTCTTTCGTGGCGACTTCACTTAGCGGCAGAATTTTGATGCCGTCCGGCTTACCGTTGGGTGCGTACATAAACAAGTTGCGGAAATTACCCACGCCTTTTGTGTCCCGCATTGCCTTGCGCATCTGCTCAATATCGCTGCTGCTCTGCGCCGCGTCTGTCATGTACAGGATATAACCGGCGTGCGCGCCGTTCTGATAATACTTGCGGCGGTAAAGCGTTGCCGCTTCATTCAGCCAGGCAGAGTTGAGCGCGCTCAGATATTCCGGCAGGCCATAAATTTCCTGATTAACGTCAGGCTCAAGCAGCTGGAAGATGCTGCCGGGTTCAAAGCGGTGCGCATCCTGCCAGTCGTTGATAAACCAGTAAACGTCGTCCTCAACCCCGCGCCGGGTATATTTTGCCGGTGAGCACTCAACACGGAATCCTTTGCCCAGCGCATTTTTGCGTAGCTCAGGGAAACCGTTGCCGAATGTCAGATAGTCCAGCACGATGCGGCTGAAGTCCTGCGTGCTGAGCATGGGGTGCGGAATATAGGTTGATGCCAGAATGTTGCGCTTCACGTAAATGGGTGAACTGTGATGAACGGCGGCGCGCAGGCTCTTTGCCAGTCCGTGAAAGCTGACCGGCGGCTCGTACCAGCGCCCGTTGTTGATGCACTCGGCATAATCCAGAATATCGCGCTTATCCAGCACCGGGATCGGCTCGCCAAAGCTGAATGCCTCGGCGTGCTGCGGGGCTGTCTGAATTGTCGGCTGATTTTCCAATGCCTTAAGGCCCCTACGCTTACTCATCTTTGCCACCTGAATCAGAAACTTCACCCATGAAAGTGCAAACAAAAAATTACATTCAGGTTGGTGACTTCATGATGCATTGCCCCTTGTGCCAGAACGCTTCACATGCCCGTTCAAGCCGCTACAACTCAAAAGAGACCAAGGAGCGGTATCATCAGTGTCAAAACATTAATTGTGGCTGTACTTTCAAATCCCATGAAAGCATTGCCGGCATCATCATGCATCCAGGGCAAGTGACCAAAGCCCCTCCCCACCCTGAACGTGGCTAATCACAATTAACCTGGCTTTAAACTATCCCGCTTCGGCGGTTTTTTCATGTATGAAATTTGTAAAACAAACATTGAATACTGTATTTACATACAGTATTTTTATGGTTTTTACACTCAGGTTTTATCATGGCTATCAGAAAAAAATCAGACGGCAAATGGCTTTGCGATTTCTATCCAAATGGCCGTGAGGGTAAGCGCATCAGAAAGAGCTTCAAGACTCGCGCTGAGGCAATAGCATTTGAACGTTATCAGGTCGAGGAGTCCAAAGCTAAACCCTGGCTTGGCGAGAAAGAAGATCGCCGTAAACTCAGCGAACTTATAACCCTGTGGTACAAATTACATGGCTGCTCTCTGGGTGATAAAAAAGGCCGGCTCGGCAAGCTCAATATAATTTGTAGGGGATTGGGTGATCCAGTTGCAACCACCATCACCGCAAAGGATTGGGCGCATTACAGAGAAAGGCGTCTAAGCGGCCAGATTGAGAACGGCTATAAAACCAGTGAGAAATCTCTCAAGGTCAAAGTGGGTACGGTAAATCGTGAGCATTGTTTTTTACGTGCAGTCTTTAACGAACTGGAACGCCTGGGTGAGATCACCTACCCTAACCCGCTCAAAAATATTCGTGAGTTTGACGAACCTGAAAAGGAAATGTCCTGGCTCACGGACGCGCAGATATTACGACTCCTCGCAGCTTGTGATTTGCACGGCAACCCCGAATTAACCCTCATAGTCAGAATCTGCTTATCCACTGGCGCACGCTGGAGCGAAGCTGCTGGACTCAAGGCAAGTCAGATATCCCCGAATAAAATCACCTTCATAAATACCAAGGGTAAGAAAAACCGTACGGTTCCAATAGGGGACCAGCTTTATAACGATCTTATAGATAAAGAAGGCTCGTTTTTTTCTGAATGCTATCGCCAGTTCTACCGGGTAATTCGCCTTGCCGCGATAGAGTTGCCAGAGGGTCAGATGAGCCACGTCTTACGCCACAGCTTCGCCAGTCACTTTATGATGGCCGGTGGCAACATTGTCGTTCTACAACGCATCCTCGGGCACTCAGATATCCGCGTAACTATGCGTTACGCTCACTTCGCTCCTGACCATTTGGAGGAAGCTGTAACCAATAATCCATTGGCGAAAATCACAGGTAAAAATGACTACAAAGTGTCTACAGAGGTTCCTACAGGGGGTAACACGGTATAACAGGAGGGTGTCTAACTGATTGATTTAAAACTAAGTTACTGTTTTTAAATACATTAAAAAAAAAGACCGAAGACGATTCCTATCTTCGGTCCAGGGAAATGGCTCCTTGTGGGAGCCGTGCGCTAAAAGTTGGCATTTATGCAGGCTATGTCGCCTTGCCCTTTAAAAGGTAGTACAGGCGCGGGGATTTTCCAGCCAGTTGTAAACGGCTTGCTATAAACTTGTTGGCTCTGTGATCATGGCGGCAGAAACAGGCGAACTGCCTTGCCAGGCGGCAAGACAGCGTAATGAAGTGAATCTCTGGAGTGACTTTTTCGGCTTAGTTACACAGCTTCTGGGTGCGCTCGATAATCGGCGTCAGGCTCTTTTTCTGGCCCGGATGCTGTGGGTCGTCGCTCTGGATAATGCTGATGTTCTGCCCTTTCGCCTGCCCGCTCTTCACCAGATCGCTGGCGACATCATTGATTGGGTACTGCGCCAGCGTGCTTGGATTGATAACAAACAGCGCATTGCCTTTGGCACAGGTCAACATCACTTCTTCGCGGTCGAAAGGCCAGGTATCCTTGCCCATTTCAAAACGACTTACGGTGATAATCTCCGCCGCCATGGCGCTGGAACAAAAACTCAGTGCAATCATCAGACTGGCCAATTTTTTCAT